GTCCCGTGGATTCCCCCACCGGGGCCAAAACCTGCCAATAGCGCCCCGGGCCCGTAGCCTTGTGCGCCGTGCATGATCCGTGCGCTCGAGAGCGGGCTCGATTCAGGCCGGCACCTGGTCGCTTGACGATCGGACAACCGGCGTGGGGCTAGTGGCGGGCATCGTGATCGTGGTCCTGGTACTCGTGGCCGTGCTGACGGCGCTCCTCGCCCGGCCCCGGTTGTAGTGCCCAAGCTCCCGACCGTCCCGGGCGAGCTCGCCGGCGCCATCCGCCGGGGCAAGGGCGAGGGCCGGCTCGGGCCCGAGCATCGCGTCGACGTCGCGCGCGCCCGGTTGCTGGCCGGGATGCTCGTGGACGAGTCGACGCCGCGCTCGGCGATCGCCGCGCTCGATCGCCGGCTGGACGTGATCCTCGTGCGGCTCGGGATCGTGAGCGAGGCGACCGGGCCGACCGAGCTCGCCGAGTGGCTCGCCGGGCTGGACACAACCGAGGCCGAGCTCGAGGAGGAGCTCGAGCCCGACGATGGGCCCGAAGGCTCCGCACACGATCCCGCCTAAGGCGACGAACCGGCCGGCCTGGGCCCTAGTGCCACGGAGCGACCTGGGCTAATGCATCCGGCACTCTTCGCGCCTCCGAGGGCGACCCGGCGCTCGGAAGGGCCGAGGGCGGCGGCGATCGCCCGGGGCGTGCTCGACCTCGACCCGCTGCGCTGGCAGAGGCTCGTGCTCAATCGCGGGCTCGATCGAGTGGGCGGGCGGTGGCGGTGGCGCACCGTCGTCGTCACCGTGGCGCGCCAGAACGGCAAGAGCTCGCTCCTCCGCGCGCTCATCGCTCACCGGCTCGTGACGGGCGACACGGTCGGCGCGCTCTCCTCGATCCGTGCGGTCGGCAAAGAGGTCATGTTCTCGCCGATCGCGGACGCGTTCACCGGGCGGCGCCTCGTCGACCTCTTCGACGCCACGGCGACTCGATCGAACGGGAACGAGGCGCTCAGCCTCCGGGCCACCGGCGGGCGCCTGGTCATGCCGAGCGCCTCGGAACGGGGCGCTCACGGGTACTCGCTCGACCTCGCCATCGTGGACGAGGCGTGGGCGCTGCGCGACTACCGCGTCCCTCAAGCGCTCACGCCGACCCAGATCGCCCGGCCGGATCCGCAATTGTGGGTCGTTTCGACCGCCGGCACGAGTGAGAGCGCCTGGCTCCGTGAGCTCGTCGAGGCCGGCCGGCTCCCGGGTGCGGCCGAGGACCGGCTCGCCCTGTTCGAGTGGGCGGCGCCGGTCGAGCTCGATCCGAGCGACGTCGCCGCGTGGGAGGCGGCGAACCCGGCACTCGGCGAGACGATCGGGCTCGACGAGCTCGGGCACGCCTACGCGATGGCGACCTCGCCCGAGAGCCGGGGCGAATTCGAGCGGGCTCACCTGAATCGCTGGACCGCCGGCGTCGAGGCGATCATTTCGGCCGAGTCGTGGCGGGCGTGCCTCTCGCCCGAGCTCCGCATCGGGCCGAAGCTCGTGTTCGGGTTCGACGTGGCGCACGATCGGGGCCAGAGCTCGATAGCGGCGGCGGGGATCGCCGGCGAGCGCGTCGTCGTCGAGCTCGTCGAGCAGCGCCCCGGTACCGATTGGCTCGCCCCGGCGCTCGCCGAGCTCAGGGCGAAATGGGCGCCGCTGGCAATAGTGGCGACCGAGGCCGGGCCGGCTCGCTCGATCGTGGGCGAGCTCACCGCCGCGGGCGAGGCGATCGAGCCCTACAACACGAGCAGCTATCTGGCCGCGTGCCAAATGTTCTATGACCTGGTGAGCGAGGGCCGGCTCGCTCACCGAGGACAGGGCGAGCTCGACGCGGCGGCGCGGGCGGTCGGCCGGCGGGCCGTCGCCGACTCGTGGGCGTTCGGGCGCGCCGTGAGCTCGGCCGATATCTCGGCTCTCGTGGCCGCGGCGGTGGCCGCGCATCGAGTGAGCCGGCCGCACATCGCGCCGAGGATCATCGTCGGTTAGGTCAAGTCAAGCGCTCGCGACCAGGGACGGGGCGTAGCCTTGCGCGCCGTATGGCACTCTTCCGGCGACGTCGAGCGATCGAGGCCGGCGTCGACGAGCGCCGGGCCCAAGAGCGCGGGCTCCCGACCGAGGTCACCGGGCTCAACATCGGCACGGGGGACGAGGCGCCGGTCACCGCGACCGAGGCGCTCGGCGTGTCGTCGATCGCCGGCGCCTTGAACGTGATAGCGGGGCGCGGCTCGACGCTCCCGCTGCAGCGTTGGCGCGGAGCGGTCGAGCTAGAGCCGGGCTCGTTCTTGTCGCATCCCGAGAGCGATAACAACACGCCGGCGTGCACGTCGATCTGGTGGACGCTGGCCGATATGTGCCTGGCCGGGAAGGCCTACTGGCGCGTGTTGCTCCGTGATTTCTCGGGGTTCCCGCTCGTCGTGCGGCGCCTTGAGCCGACCCGGTGCACGCCGCGGACCGAGCAGTATCCCGGTATCGGGCTCGTCATCCTCGGATGGCTCGTCGACGGGATCGAGCTCGACGAGCGCGACGTGATCGCGTTCGGGGCGCCGAATGGTCGGGGCTGGTGTGTCGACGGCGCCCGGGCCATCCGTACGGCGATGGCGTTGGAGCGGGCGGCGAAGCATTACGCCGATGAGCCGATGCCGACGATCGTGCTCAAGAATGTTTCGGGCGTCGACCTGCCCGACGACACGGTTACCGGGATACTCGACGCCTGGAAATCGAGCCGGGCCAAGCGGACGACGGCCTACCTCAACAGCGCGCTCGACGTCGATCACGTCGGCTTTACGGCCGTGGAAATGCAGCTCGCCGACAGCCGACAGCAAGCGGTTCTCGAAATCGCCCGCATGACCGGCGTACCTCACGGCTTGCTCGCGGCATCGCCACAGGGCGCGACGCTCACCTATCGCAACATTGAGGGCGAGAATCAGCAAGCGTTACAGGCGATGGCGCCGTATCTCGTGGCGGTCGAGCAGAGGCTCTCGGCCGATGACGTCGTACCGCACGGTCAGCACGTCCGGTTCGACCTGACCGAGCTCATGCGCCCGGCGACGAGCGACCTCGTGACGATGGTCGCCACGCTCTACCCGATGGGACTGATCGACGCGCCCGAGGCGCGCGACCTGCTCGGGTTCGGCGTGCAAGCGCCACAGGGCCCACCGGCCCAAGAGGCGCCCGCGCCTCTCCCGGCCGCGCCCGCTCCGGCGCCCGCTCTCGCCGCGCCACGATCGGGGCCCATACCGTGACGACGGCGCAAACCGTGATCCTGTTGATCGAGGTCGGCGTCGTCGCCGGCGTGGCGCTCTTGACGTGGCTCGGGATCGGGCGGCACTCGTGATCGTGCATCCGAACCAATTGCGCTTGTGGGGCGAGCTCGCCGAAGAGCCCGCACCGGGCCAGATATGGGCGGCGGCGCCGGTCGGTGGCGTGAACGAAAGCCGGCGCACGATCAGCGGGCTCGTGGTCCCGTGGGATATCCCGGCCCGGGTGAACGGGGCGGATTTCCCGGTCCGCTTCGTGCGCGGCTCGATCCTCGTCGACCAGGGCGCCCGCTTGCTCGCCCACCATGACCGCTCTCGCCCGCTCGGGGCCCCGCTCGATTTCAAGGACACGCCGAACGGACTGCGCGCAACGTTCAAGGTGGCGCGGACCCGCGACGGCGATGAGGCGCTCTCGATGGCGGGCGACGGCATCCTCGACGGTCTCTCGATCGGCGCCGAAATCGTCGACGTGACCGAGCTCGCCGGCGAAATCGTCGTGAACGCGGCGCTTGCTCGCGAGGTCTCACTCGTGACTCTCCCGGCCTGGGCGCTCGCCCGGGTCGGTACGTGAAAGGAACAGGACATATGGCACACTCGACGACTCGTCACACCACTCGCCGGCCGAGAGCGATCGCGGCCGAGGCGTTCCGGCCCGAGCGAGTCGACGACGACGGCCGGCCCGAGCTCGTCACCGGCGACGCGCCACCGACCGGCTCGCTCCCGAGCGAGCCCCCGGCGCCACCGGCCGAGCCCCCGGCGCCACCGAGCCCACCCGCGCCCGGCCCGGCCGAGCCCCCGGCGAGCGCTGCGCCACCGGCACCGGCACCGGCCGCGCCGGGCGCGGGGCAGACCGTGGCCGAGGTTCTCGCCGCGCTCGGCGTGCGATCGGACCCGCTGAACCGGATCACCCGAGAGCCGTCGCCTTACGTCGAGGGCGGGCGGGTGAGCGAGCGCTACGGGTTCTTCTCCGATCTCTACGCCGCGGGCACGAGGGGCGACAGTGAGGCGGGCCGGCGGGCCGCGCAGTTCCAGAGCCAGTTACGCGACTACATCGCGGCGGCGTCGAACGACTCGGCGAGCGGTCCGCAGATCATCGCCCCGGCGTGGGGCGGCAATTGGTACGTCGACCAGATCGCGCAATTGCGCCCGAGTGTGAGCGCGTTCACGTCGGCGAGCATTACCGACAATCGACCTATCCCGGTGCCGCGGTTCAAGGACACCACGCCGAGCTCGCTCGTGGGCGATCACGTCGAGGGACAGCCCGACTCGCCGGGCGTCGTGAATTTCGATCAGGTCACGGTTACGCCGAGAGCGAAGAGCGGGCGGGCCGAGGCGTCGCGCGAGCTCCTCGACGCGTCGCCGGGCTTGGCCGACCGCGTGATATCGGACGCGCTGCGCGAGTCCTATTCGCAGAGCACAGAGTCGACGATGGCGGGCGTACTGGCGGCGGGGGCGACGCCGGGCCCGGCCGGCGGGGCGACGGCGGTCGCGGCCGAGCAAGCGATCCGGGCCGCGCTCGGGATGCTCCCGGGGACGCGCTTCGCGCCCGGGCGTGTGATCCTCCCGAGCTCGCACGTATGGGCGGCGCTGGTCGGCGCCGATGGCACGGACGGGCGACCGCTCTTCCCGTACCTGCTCAATGGGCCGACGAATGCGGCCGGCACGACGTCGGCGGCATACGCGACCGGCACGATCGCCGGCGTCGAGACGCGCCCGACGTGGGGGCTCGACGTCGGGCAGATCATCATCGGCGCCGGGCCGTCGGACGCGATGTCATTCGAGAGCTCGATGCTCGAATTCCGATTTCAGGAGAAGAGCGGGCCCGAGCTCGTCGAATTCAATGTGTGGGGTTATTTCGCCGCGGTCGTGCTGCAAAAACGCGGCGTGATCCTCATAACCTCGACCGTCGCCGCGGGCGACGTCGGCGAAATGGTGCTCGCTGGCAACGGGAACGGCAACGGGAACGGCAAAGAGTCCAAGAGCTCGACGAGCTCGGGTAAGTAGCGCTCGATGCCAGAGGGCCCGGTCGACGTCGCCGAGGTACGGGAGCGCCTCGGCGGCGCGCCCGCGGCCGACGACGCCGACATACAGGGCGCGCTGGACACGGCCGAGGCTCATGTCGTCCCGTTGCTCGCCGAAGAGTGGCGCGACCCGGAGACCTGGCCGGCCGACCTGCACGACGGCGTGCTCCTCGGGGCCGTGCTCACCTACCGCAACAGCGAGAGCCCGACCCCGGCGGCGGCGGTCGATGGGAGCGGGGCGCCGATCGTCCCGCCGATCGCCTGGGACCGCTGGACCCGGGCCCGGCTCGGGGCGTACCTCACGCCGGGCTCATGGGCCCAGTAGCGGCGAGCGTGAGCTACCTCGGCGACGAGCGGGCGAAGCTCCTCGACACGCTCGCCGGCACAGAATTCACGACGGCGCCGAACGTGGACGCGATCAAGGCGCTCCCGGCGCTCGTCGTCGAGCCGAGCCGTGCCTCGTGGCTCGACGGCGCGGTCGACAGCGGGCCCGGGCGTGTGGTGCGCCACTCGATCGAGGCGCTCGTCGTCGTGAACGCGCAAGAGCCGATCGGGGCGCTCGTCGACCTAGAGGATCACGTCGAGCTCGTGCTCGAGCGCTTGCCGCGGGCGTGGCGGTTCGATCGAGCCGAGGCGCCGGTACCCGAGCGGACCCGCAACGGCGAGATTCAAGCGCTCCGCTCGACGCTCACGCTCTCGATGCGGTACTCGATCACCTAGAAAGGATCACAACATGGCAAGCGCTGTAATCATCATGCCCGCAGAATTTACGGTTACGGTCGGGACGCTCACGGTCGAATGCCAAGTGAGCGAGGCGACGGTCAAGTTCGATACGACGACGGCGACGATCAAAACGCTATGCGAAGAGAGCGAAATCGCCACGGCCGAGAAAGGCACGCTGACCCTGGCCGGCTATCAGGATTTCACCGAGGCCGATGGGCTCTGCAATTTCCTGTGGGATAACGCGCTCAAATCGGCGGTGTTCGAAATCACGGGCACCGATGCAGCGGGGAACGCGGCCGCGCTCTCGGGCAACATGCAGTGTCGGCGCCCGCCATTCGGGCCGACCGCAGACGATGCGGCGAAATTCTCGCTCGATATCCCGATTATCGGCATCCCGACTCTCGTCGTCACACCGGCCGTACCGTGAGCTCGTGGCCGATATCGAGGTAAAGGGGCTGCCCGAGCTCTCCCGCTCGCTCAAGGGGCTAGAGGCCGATCTGAAAGACCTCACGCCGGTAAACGGCGACGTGGCGCGCGACCTCGTGGCGGCGGTGAGCTCCCGGGCGCCGCGCAAATCGGGCCGACTCGCCGGCTCGTTCGTGGCGGTCGGCTCGGCCAACAAGGCGACGGCGAGCTCGTCGCTCGACTATGCCGGCGTCCAGAATTACGGCTCGGCCGGGCACAACATCGAGGGCCAGCATTTCGCCGAGGCGGCGCTCGCGGCATCGGCGGCGGGAGCCGAGGCGAAATACCGGCAAGGCGTCGACAAGCTCTGTAGAAAGGCCGAACGATGACGATAGGCAACGGGACCGGGCCGGCCGAGCTCCCGCCGGCGCTCGCCGATATCTCGATCGACGCGCTGGAGGAGATGGAGCGGCGCACCGGGCGCCCGTTCGGAAAGATGATCGACGAGCTCGCCTCGGGCGCCTGGTCGATAGAGACGATGCGCGAGCTCGTGCGCCTCGTCGCTCCCGAGCACGAGGTTAAGACGCTCGGCGAGCTCATCGAGGCGGCGCAAGAGCTCCTCCCAAAAAAAGGGCAGACGGCGGCGACTCCGTGACGAGTCTCCGAGTCCGGCTCGCCCGGGTGTGGGGGTGCTCGCCCGTAGCGTTGCGCGGGCTCACGCTCGGCGAGCTCGTGGCGATGGGCGAGGTACTCGACGCCGAAAGGCGGGCGGCGCGCTAGGTGGCGACGAGTCTCACCATCGAGATACTGACCGACGTCGCGAAGGCGACGAAAGGGATTTCATCGGTCGAGACCCAGGCCGAAGGGCTCGGCGGGAAAATGAAGAGTGTCGGCGGGGCGCTCGCCGGCGCTTTCTCGACCAAAGAGATTCTCGGGTGGGCGTCGACCGCGCTCTCGGCCGGCATGGAGCTCAAAGGCGCCATGAAGGACGTAACGATGGTGTTCGGCGACGCGAGCGATGGCGTCAAGGCGTGGGGCGAGCAAGCGGCGACCTCGTTCGGTATGACGGCGAGCGAGGCCGACCAGTTAGCGGCAAAGGTCGGCGTGGCGCTGACCGGGTTTGGGCTCTCACAACAAGACTCAGCGAAATACTCCGAAGCACTCGTGAACCGTTCCGCCGATCTGGCGAAGGTGCTCGGCGTCGACGTGAACGACGTGCTCGGCAAGGTGGAGACCGCCATGCGCGGCCGAACCGCGGGGCTCAAGGACTACGGCGTCCAGATCGAGGCCGGCACCGGCAAGGCCACCGATATGGCGAAGGCACAAGGCCACGTGGAGAAGGCGACGGCCGACCAGGCGAAGGCACAGGAGCACTTGACCGAAGTACAAGCGGGGCTGGCCGGCAAGACCACACTCTCGACGGCCGAGCACAAGCGCCTCGCCGATGCACAGGCCGGCGTAACCAAGGCGAACATGGAGCGCCTCGGCACCGAGGCCGACGTCGCCAATGCGACGAGTACCTCGTCGGCCGCGACGGACATTCTGAACCAGTTTCTCGACCAAACCGATCAGTACGGCGGGCGAGCCGATACGACGATGGGCACATTCCACGCCACGATGGGCAACCTGACCGAACAAATCGGGCTGGCGCTCATCCCGGTCTTGCAGACGCTTATGCCGATCGTGCAAGGGCTCGCCGATTGGGCGACGAAGAATAAGACGGCGTTTACGATCATCGTGATCATCATCGGGGCGCTCGCTCTGGCGTTCTCGATCGCCGCGACGGCGGCGGGCATTCTGGCGGTCGCGACGTGGGCGACACTGTGGCCGGTTCTGGCGGTAATCGCCGGCATCGCCTTGCTCGTGGCGGCGGTGATCATCATTATCAAGTATTGGGGCGACCTCGTGCAGTGGTTCAAGGACGGCTGGCACGCGGTGCAAGATTTCATCGGCGCGCTCGCGAGCGCCGTGCTCGGGTTCGGCCCGGTGCAAACGGCGATCAACACTGTCAAAGATTTCGGCAAGGCGTGGGACGCCGTAAAAAAGGCGGTCGACGCGGTGGTCGACGTAATCAAAAAGGTGGTCGACAAGGTGGGCGACGCGGCGAGCGCGGTCGGCAATTTCCTCTCCCATATCCCGCACATTCCCGGACTCAGCATCATCGGCCTGGGCGCGCCGGGTGCGCCGGGTGCGAGCGCGGCCGGCGTCAATCCTCTCGCCCCGGTTGTGTTCGCTCCCTCGATCACCTTTACCGGCGACGTGGGCGACCCGATGCTCGCCGGCCGGCGCATCGTGGGCGCGCTCGAAACGTGGGCGGCGGCGAACGGGCGGCGCCGTATCGCGGCCCTGGTCGGCCCGTGAGCTCGCCCGACCTGGCCGCGTCGGTGTGGGCGCCGTGGGCCGAGGTCGCGGTCGACCTCGGAACCGTGAGCTCGTGGGAGGCGAGCGGCGGCGAGTGGGGCAGCGCGGGCCAGCCCGGCGGCGCGGTGTGGGGAGCCGGCGAGTGGGGCTCGGGCTATACGACGCCGAGCTCTTGGCTCGTCGTCACGGCCGCTATCGAGTCGCTCGATATCGACACGGGGCGAAACGGGATTGACGACCCGGGCGAGGTCGGGACGTGCTCGCTCGTGCTCTACGACCCGGCCGGCGAGTATGCGATCGGCGGCGCCCGCTCGGCGCTCGGGCGCCTCGTGCGGGTGCGGGTGCGCCATATGGCGAGCGACCGCTCGCGCCTCGTGTTCTACGGGAAGGTCACCGAGGCGAACGCGGTCGGCTCGTTCTCCGAGCCGACGACGAGCGTCAAGGCGATTGACATGCTCGGGAGCGTGCTCGGGAGCGACGACGGCACGCCATTACCGGCACAGAGCACGGCCGAGCGCCTCGACGAGCTCCTCGACCGCGCCTCGTTCCCGGGCGAACTGCGCGACCTCGACGACGATATAACCGAGCTCGCCCCGGTCGACAAGGTTGGGAGCCGGCTCGACGCGGCCCGCGGGGCGGCGGCGAGCGCGGTCGGCGGTTCACTGTGGGCGGCGGGCGACGGCACGATCCGTTACCGGCATGGCACGTTCTCGCTCGACCCGAGCCAGCTCGACCCGGCCTATCACATCGGGACCGCGCCCGGGTTCGTCTGCCCGAGCGTGCTCGATCTGATCGAGAACGTCGCCGGCGTGCTCAATGTCTACGACTGGGCCAACCAGGCGGGCGACGTCCGGGCGACCGCGACCCATAGCGAGAGCGTGCGCCGCTACGGGCGTAACGCGAGCGTGCGAACCGACCTCTTGAACATGCGCCAAACCGAGGCCGTCGAGCTCGTCGCCGGCGAGCTCAAGCGCACGGCGAACCCGGCCGAGCTCATTGACTCGTGCGAGATTCCCGTTCACGACGACGAGAGCGCCGAGCTCGTGCTCGTGGCGATCGGCGAGCTCGCCGAGGTCTCTTATACCGGCGCGGCGCCGTGGGGCGGGCTCTACCTCGTGGGCGCCTACTCTCACCACATATCGCCCGACGAGTGGACGGTTCACCTCAAGGCGTACGAGGCGACGGTCGGCGGCACGTGGGGCCGCGCCGTGTGGGGCGTGTCCGAGTGGGCCGCATAACCGAGAGGATCGAGCATGCCGAACCCGAATCGACCGCAGTATCAGGACACCATCGAGGAGACGTGGGGACAGGCCGTCGCCGATACCGTCGTCCGGCGCTATGCCAACACGGCCGACCGCGACGCCGACCTCGCCGGGTTCACGCCGGCTCAGCTCATGGGTCAGCTCGTCGTGATCGCGCCGGGCGCCGGCGTGATCCCACACCTTGAGGAGCACAACGGCGCCGTATGGCATAGCGCGTCGCCGACGTCGGACGCGGACGGTAACGGTGTCATCCTCAAGGCGGCGCCACCGACTTGGTTTACCTCGGACGGCATTGGGTACGTGACAGTCCCGTTCGCGGTCCCGTTCCCGGTTACCTGTCTCGGGGTGCTCGCGAGCCCGGTCGGCGACGCGGGCGGCGGCGTCTGGGAGTGGAATCCGAATGACGCGGCGAGCAGCGCAACACATTTCGCCATTATGCCGACAGCCAAAGACCCGCCGCATGGCGGGCAAGCGAATACGCAGTTCAATTTCTCGTGGATCGCGTGGGGGCACTAATGAGAGACGACGGAATCGAGGCCGAGCTCGCCCGGTGGCGCCAGTGGCCGGGACCGCGCGACGAGCCCGAGGGCGCCGGCGAACCGTGGGCCCGCGACGATGACGAGCACGCTCGACACGCGAGAAGGGACCGCGATGACTCTTAACCGCGTAGCGATCCCGAGCCCTAACTACTCGAGCCGAGGCGGTTCGGGCGTGCGCCTCGTCGTGCTCCATACGGCGCAAGGGGCGAGCACGTTCCGAGAGCTCGGCAATTTCTTCGCGAACCCGGGCGCCGGCGTGAGCTCTCACGTCGGGGTCGACGACGAGGCCGGGACCGTGGGCGAGTACGTTCCGCCGGGGTATAAGGCGTGGACGCAAGGCAACGCGAACCCTTATTCGGTCGCGGCCGAGCTCTGCGCGTGGGCCGAGTGGGACCGCGCCGAGTGGGACCGTCACCCGGCGATGTTGCTCAATGCGGCCGAGTGGGTTCGCGAAGAGTGTGGGCGCTTCGGCGTACCGATCCGCGCGCTCTCGGCCGGCGAGGCACAGGGCGGCGCGGCCGGCGTGTGTCAACACGTCGACCTGGGCGCCGCGGGCGGCGGACACTGGGACTGTGGGCCCGGGTTCCCGATGGGCGACGTCATCGCACAAGCGGCACGAGGCGGCGCACCGGCGCCGGCGAAACGAAAGGGGCAAAACATGATCGCGAGCACGAGCACGGGCGGCGGCTACTGGACGACGACGAGCGACGGCGCCGTGGGCGCGTTCGGCGATGCGCAGTATCAAGGCGGCGGGTTCGATCCCGACGTCGTAACCGGCGAAATCATCGGGATCGCCGGGCGGGGCACAGATGGCTACTGGCTCTTTGCGAGCGACGGCGGCGTGCTCGCGTTCGGCTCGGCCGGTTTCTACGGCCGGCCCGATCGGGCATGAGCTCGTGCTCACGTCGGCCGAGTGGCTCGCGCTCGGGATCGGGCTCGGCACACTCGCCGGCGCGGTGAGTGCGCTCATGTGGCGCGTGTTCGGCCGTGGGCCGCGCGACCGCAATTAGCCCGGCAAGATTGCCCAAGATTTCCCTAGAGACGCGACGAGGCCCCCCGGGGACAGGGTGCCTCTCGGGGGGCCTCAACCGGCGCGACGCACATTGTCAGACACACGGGCGCCGGTCACGTTGTCGCGGCGGCGATCCTACCGGGCGAGTGTTCGCCCGACGTTCATCGCCGCGGCCCGTTGTGTCTCGTCGACGGCGTGCGCGTAGGTTCTCACGAGCACGCGGGGGTCCATGCCGAGATAGCTCGCCATGTCGGGCACGCTCGCCCCGCCGGCGGTGCCTCGCGTGGCGAAGTAGTGGCGAAGGCCGTGCGGGTGGCACGCGTTGGCCGGGAGGCCGGCGTCCCGGGCGATGGCGAGTGATTTCTTGCTCACGAAATCGGGGCGGTAGGGCTTGGAACCGTGCGGGAAATCGTCGGGCCCGAACACGAACCCGGCCGGGCGGAGCTCGACCTCGGCGGCGAGACAGAGCGACTCACGTCGGGCCCGGTGCGCCACGAGCTCGGCGAGCGCCTCGGGCGAGAGCGGAATTGTCCGCTTGCGGCGGTTCTTCGTCGCTCCCTCGGCGTAGCGCTTGCCTTTGGGCGACGAGAGCGAGCGGGCGATCGAGAGCGTCCCGAGCTCGACGTCGACGTCGCTCCAACGAACCGCACAGAGCTCGCCCCGGCGCGCGCCCGTGAGGCCGGCGACGCGGAGCAGGGCCCCGAGCGTGGGCTCGGCCCGCTCGACGGCATCGAGGTAACGGCGGGCGAGCTCGGGCTCGGGTGCAATCCCCGTGGGGCGGGGCTCGGCCGGCGGGCTCGCCTGTTTGGCCGGGTTGCGGTCGAGCTCGCCCCACCGGAGAGCGGCCGAGAAGGCGCCCGAAATGAGGGCGTGCCAGGCGCGGATACCCGAGGCGCCGAGGCCGTCACGGTCGAGGCGGGCGTACAGGGCGTCGAGCTCGCCGGCGCTGACGAGGCTCGCCGGGGTGCGCCCGAGGGCCGTCTCGGCGAGGAGAGCGACCTTGCGGCGCATTTCGACGACGTAGCTTTCGGCCCGGCCGAGGCGCTCGCGGTCGTCGGCGTAGCGGGCACAGAGGGCGGCGAGCGAGTCGCCGGCGCCGTCGATCCCGAGCGCCTCGCCGAGCTCGTCGTACAACGTGCGTTGCAACCGTTTGGCTGCGTTCAGGTCGCCGCGCTCGATGCGCACGAGGCGCCGCCGATCGCCGGCGATGGTCGCGCTCGCCACGACGCGGAACCCGCCGCGATGGTGGCGGGTGATCCCGGGCGGGAGCGGGCGGGCGGAGGGCTTGGGGGAACGTGTGCCTGACATGGAGTCAAGTTTACATCATTAGGGACGAGTCGGGCACACGCCGGGCACACGGGCCATTTCGAGGGTGACCATTTTGGGGTGTTTCCCCTGGTCAGAGTGGAGGCGATGGGACTTGAACCCACGAACCTCTTGACTGCCAGTGTCGAGCGAAATCGTTCTACCAGCGCAAATAGCCTTAAAGGCCCTGCGTGCGCCTACCCTCTGACCTGGGAGTCCTGGTCGCGGGTGCCCGCGCCGGGCACACGTCGGGCACACGCGCCAAACCGCGCCCGGCCGTTAGGCGCACTTGTACGGAGGTCAAGAGCGATTCGCGCCGCACACTTGACGGCGAGGCACACGGGGAGTCGACTGGGCACACAGGGCACACGGAGGGCAGGAAGGTCGGGTGGGGCCCATGAGTGAGTCAAGAGCCAAGTTCTCTACCGGGGGGGGGGGGGGGGGCGGGAGCCCCGTAAGCGCACGAGCCGAGGCGTACGGCGCCCGGCTCAAGGCCGAGGCGACTCGGCAGGGATTCAACGGCCGGGATCTCGCCGATCTGGTCGGCGTGAGCGAGTCGGCCGTGAGCCGATGGTTCTCGGGCGAGCGGGAGATCGCCGAGCGGCACCGTATGGAGCTCGCCCGGGTGCTCGACGTCCCGCTCCTCGCACTCTTCCCGCCGATGGCGCCGAGCGGCGAGCGTGTGGCGTGAGTCGCGACGAGCTCCCGCCGACGATCGGGCTCGACGAGGCGGCGCGCTGGCTCGGGCTTTCCTATGAGAGCGCTCGCCAACGCGCCAAAGCGGGCCGGCTCCCGGGCGCGTTTCAGATCGGCACCCGTTGGCGCGTGTCGCGGCGGGCGATCCTCCGAGAGATCGAGCGGCTCGCCGGTCTCAATG